TTGGAGGGAATATTTTTGAAAAAGTTATTTTATTTTATAGGCGTTATTAGTCTATGTAGTTTATTAATAAGTGGATGTTCAGAACCAAGTAACAAGGCAAACATTGCTAAAAAAAATACCGAAGTTAGTTCTTCTAACAAAAAAACAGAATTAGAAGGAAAAGTAAAAATACCAGATCCTTACTTTAAAACTAAAGAGCAAGTAAAAGCTGAATTCAATTCAGTTGGTTTAACTCCAAACTTTATTGTATCAAACTTTGATAATAAAGCTACAATAAACAAACGGTTTTTAAGAGCTGGAGAGTGTGACCAATTATCTAGTGAGCAAGGAGCTGTAGAATACCTAGGAAGGGATAAAGTAGGTGCTGACTATGGTTTTTATGCTAAAAAAGGCGCAACTATAATTGTAGGATATAGTGATCATGACTTTGATGGGACTGAAAAAAAAGAAGCAAAGTCAGTCGCAAATGATAAACAAGATAATTCTTCTGAAAAAATAGAAGTAGAAAATAAAAAAACAGAAACTACTGAACAAATTACAACGCCTGTTTTTCAACCCAAAGATGTATCAGATGAAACAATAAAATCAATACAAACTTATGATGACTATCTGACAATGTATAAGGCTATAATAGATAACTATTTATCTAATTACGAAAATTCCATTAAAGATACTATTTTGTATAGTCCAGAAGCTTTTGAAGAACAAAAAAAACAATACAATAAATCTTTCGAAGAACAAAAAAAACAATACGAAAAATATGGTCATAAGAAATTGATAGGAAAAAATGATTTAATAAGTTTCCTTATCTCATACAGAGATAATTTAAAACAATTTACTGATGACATTGGTAACTCAATAAATTAAAAAAGCTGTCTAACCCTCTACAAATTAACAGAGGATTAGACAGCTTTACCTTTATACTTTAATATCCAGTACCCCACGTATTGTTTGGGTTTCCATCATTTGGACCAATCGGAATATAAATACGTGTTCCGTTTACATCAGAACCACCTAAGAAAACATAGCCATCTGCTACACGAACTGAATCATACTTAAAAGTAGAACCTTTAGGCCATACTCCATAGATTGGTGCACTTAAACTAGGCGCACCGTTGCGAAGAACAATGCCTTCGTTTACTCCGATAGTAAATGTTTTTGCAGGTGTCGGCTTGCTACTTTCCCACAATTCCGCAATATCCCCATCATTGGCATAACCTAAAAGCTTACCACTATTTTCAACACGATATAGATTTTTATGACCATCTAGCTTTTGTGTAATTGTTCCAACTTGCGTCCACAAACTATCTGCATTGATATGTTGGCTAATTGGCGCATCTGGATTTTTGTAGATTGTTGTGAAGCGAACGTGTTGACCTACTTTATATTTTGGTGCGTTCGGCTTTCCGGGGTTCACAATCGTTTCTGAGCCATCTTCTGGCAATCCTGTTTGCAAATCTTGGGCTAACTGTGCCTTATTGATGCCCCACTGCGCTAAATATCCGTATGGGTCTGTATGATCGCCCCACCAATTTTTAGTAATCCAATCATGCGTTACGATTCCGTATCCTGTTCCATCATCCAAGTCAAATGTTGCACCAATTTGTGTTGCTAAATCACGAATCAAATTGACATAGGCAGCATAGTCTTTCTTGAATGTTTCTTTATTATTCGTTCGAGCAAGTTCGATCTGTGCATATGCTTTTGCATTGGCTGTTGCTCCTGCACCCCACTGAATTTGACCAGCTGGCGCTAACTGCTTCACTCGACCGCCAGAACCGACAAAATATGAAACATAAGCACTCGTCCAGTTTCGTTTCATATATGCCGTTTCATTGTCTAGACTGTTTGGGCCAACGTTGTTTCCATTTCCTGACTCATGCAATACAATTAATTCATTAGTCGCATATCCTGGAAAAAATCCGCCAAAATCTATAGGATCTTGTTCAACTTGATAAGCATTTACTCCAACTGGTACAAAGTTTACTAATAATACTAAAGACAATAATAATTTAATTGATTTTTTCATGTTTTCCTCCTAAATAAAAAGGCATAGCATCAAGCTATACCTTAGTTTAGTTTCTCGTTGATTTTTTCAACGGTAGTTTTAATTGATTCAACATCTTTTAATGAGTCGGCTAATTTATCAATTGTTTTTTGATAATTTTGTTCACGATCATTATTTTGTTTCATAACCCAAAAAAGCAAACCTACGAATAACACTGCAAACGAAATTTGCTCTGGATTTGTTAATAATCCTTTGACAAACTCTTCCAACATACTCCCTACTTTCCAACAATTTCTTTCATTTCATCTTCTGTAATACATAGCGGCACAAATTCCATCACTTGTTCAGGAGTGAAACAACCCCAATCAAACATCATTTTGATATCATCAAAAGTAAATAACATTATTCAGCACCTCCTTCCAATTTTTCATTAATTTCCTTGATTTCTTTATCGTGGGCAGCAATCATAAGCATAGATTTTGAATTTAATTTAGCCAAACTATCAGATTTTTCTTTTAATTCTGTGTTTTCTTTCTGCATATTCATTGCTGATAGCATTAATTTTCCATTTAATTGCCCTAACTCATTTGATTTAACTTTAATAGCTTCATTTTCTTTTTCTAAATTTGAATAAAGAACACTAAGATTGTCTAGATTTTCTCTATCCAATTGATTCATAATTTCTTTCCAACGACTTTCACTAGGAATGAAAAATTGCTGGTTTAAATCAATATCTTCTAATGGTGGTACATCTGTAAAAGGAACTTGCACTGGGAAATCGTCAGATACCTGTAGCTCTGTACCTCCTATTCGACCAAATTTCCATATTTTTTTCATGATATATCCTCCTTGTTAAATTCCATATTGTAAATCAAACTAGCTCTGTGATATGAGCTGATATCATTTGCACAAAATTAATATTTTTTCCTTCCAACATTTCTAAATAGAATGAAAAATAATCTCCTTTCTTTAGACTTACATTTAACTCAACAGGGATAAAATTTTTATAATTAATTCCTGTTATAGCACCTGTGCCACCAGCAGTCCCCATATCTCCTGTAGCTTCTTCATAACCTTTACCTAAATGAACATATGCATATGGAATCCCACGGCTACCTTCAGCTTGTATTTTTACAACTGCACGAACATTCAATTTGCAATCTCTTAAAACTGTAGCTAACCATCTACCATCATTCCATTGTAGAGGGTTACTTCTCATTGGTAATCCTAAACGTTTTCCAACGTTGCTATATTCCGCACCAATTGAAAAACGAGAACGATTATGCAAATCATTATGATCTCTACCAGGTGTATACCAAGCTTCATAAAGTTGCTCTTTTTGTAACATTACTGGTGTTTGATTAACTAGTGGAATTTCGTCAAAATCTTTTATTCCACCTATTTTCTGAGGTTCAGTTAAATTCACAACTTCATCTTTCGCGGCTAGTATTTTAAATGGGGTTCGGTTAATACCTTTGGCAACTAATCGGACTGCCGGAATAAATTGTGTTACAGAATGAGGTTGTACAATTTGTAATCTATAACGCCCTTTTTTAGCAGATTGATTTTCAACATAAAAACTAAAATTTTTCTGTAATTCTAATGGTAACAAATTATAATCAGTCATGGCTGTTGCTTCTGTTGGAGTTAAAAAAAATGTTTGACCACTAAAATCAGACAGTTGTTCAAAAGATGTAATTCCTTCTGGTAAAGGTTGAGCATCACTCGGTTTAAATTTCTCATCCGATTCTTTTTTTGAATACGAAGTCCCTGCTTCAGCGAATTTTTTTTCAGATTCATTTTCATTTTTAGTAATTCTCTCTGATAAAATTTGAATATCACTTTTATTAGCATAACCCGAGGGGTCAACAGTTACGTCAACTTGTTCTGCATTTCCTACTTCTGTGTAAATAGTGAAACTAAAACCTGATTTACTCACACCAATGTCAGGTGGCATATACCCATTCACTTTCGCAGTAGAAACAGAATACAAGATTTCTCCTTTGTCAGGATCTGTTGCATATAATCCAACTGTATTTATATAATAGCCCTCGGTAATACCTTCATTGTTGATAGCTGCTGTAGCTGAAACAGTGGTCTTATTGTTGCTGTAAGCTTGTGCTTTAGACGTTTGTTTTATGTTACTTAAAACTGTCAACTCTTCTAATTGGCTATCTTGATATTCAGTAGAACTGATGGCAACTTGTGTAAATTCTGTAGTTGCTTTTTTTGATAATAGTTTGGCCATTAATTCTCGACCTTGGTTTGTAACAACTGATTTGTTAAATTCCAATCCTTTTCCCTCCTCACTTAATTTCTATAATTTGATAATTAGTTATTGCATGACCTATTCTTTGAGCTGAATCAATTGCTATATCATCTTTAACATCTTGTGAAATTACAACTAATTCTGTTGGTATAGCAATAGACGCTAGAAAAACTTCGCTCGGAGGTATCTCACCTTTTAGCGAATTTCTAGCGTCTACTAAAATATTTGCTGGTACAATGCTACTAAAAATATATTCTAATTCTGAAATTTGACCAGCTTTTTCAAAATTCATTTCTATTAGCAAGCGATATTCATTATAAAACATTGTTAATTTTACTGGTTCACCAAAACTACTCAATAATTCTTGTAAATATCGTTCAGTATAAGGTACTTGTGATGTCATTCTGGTTAAAACCCTGAATCTCCTTGTTTCTAACGTATCCGTCGATTCAGGTGTTATTTTAAGCATTTGCTCATATAAACTAATAGTTCTGCTATCTGCAGTAGAAACGTATTGATTCGATTGTAATGTTTCAAGCTGATTTAAAAATTCTTCAGCAAGATGTTGTTCTATGCCTATCAATACATTCATTTCTAAAACATTGTGGTACCATTCTGGCAATAAGCTTTTTAATTCATCGATCATGTATATATCACCGACCCAGAAAATGCAATTTCTTGTTTTTGATTATCCAATTGAAGTGATATATCAGAGTCTAAATTATTCAGTTTTACCTCACTAATATTTGCAATTCCTTCAATCTGCATAATTTTCGCTATTAGTTGACTTCTATAAATCGTTTGAGAGTATTTATATCTATTGTCATGAGCAGACCATTGCTACGTAATTCATAAAAATGTTCATTTATTTTTGAATTTATTCCTGACTTTAAATTTTCTAAGGAAGTGCCTGGAATCACATCAGCATGTAAACTAATATCAATTATTTTTTTAGTCGGCGGAGCACTGTAACTTTATGCCCAATTGGTGCAATACCATATCCTTCTTGAGTATCTACTGGTGAAATCAATTCTTGCACTTTATCAACTAATGTTTTAGAAGGTATTTCAAATGAATTATTTAAAATTACAACACGAACTGTTCCGCCTCCTTGCCATATTGGATAAATTTGTACAGCACCTACACCATCAATTTTTGTTGTAAAATTGATATAATCTTCAATATTTCCACCAAAATCATTGATTTGGTATGTTTTTAGAATTCTGTCTCTTAAACTATCATCAGACTCTTCATCTCTTGCTGGAATGATAATTTCCACTATTTCAGCAGATGCTAGGGAGTTATAGTGATCAATTGGTAAAATTGGTCCAATGTATTCGTTCCCTCTAGCACCCTTTGTTTCTGCAATCATTGAGTAATAGCCGTTTCCCAAATCTTTTAGAATTGAAAAATAAATTGGATTATCTCCTGTTGTTGTAAATCGATTACCTTCAAACAATCTTAATGTTTCCCCTTGCTCAGAAGTAAATTTAGCTTTTGCAATAGCAGCAGTTGCTCCAATTCTCTTAATACCATGTTCTTCTGCTCGTAAATCTAAATATCTGCCGGTTGCTGTTTGTGTAAATGTTTCCAGTAACACATTTTTTAATTGAAGTGTTGAACTGGCTAGTTGATAACAAAGTGGTGCTATTGCATCATAAATAATCGATCCTTCTCTAGTATCGATTCCTTCAGGGACTTTTTCTAAGGCGGCATTTAAAAAGTATTCATAATCATATTTTTCTAAGTAACTGCCAACTTCCTCTAAATTATAAGAAATCATATTGTCACCTCTTTTTCTACAGGAACATTACCAAAAACAGTAGTTACGACAAATTTTACTAATAATGAACTCCTGTTCACCTCAACTATTTCAAAATTATTAATAGATGAAACACGTTCATCAATAATAAGTGCCTCTGTAATAATTCTTTCGAGTTCAGCTTTTGCTAGGTCCATATTTTCGCCGATAAGGTCTTCTAATTCTGTTCCGTAACTATCGGTATAAATCAAATGTGTGAATCTTGGCGTGGATAATGTTTTATCTACAAATTGACTCATTGCACCTAAATTATCTATAAAACCAATAATTCTTCCATTCGTAACTTTATATGTTTTTGAAGGCGTAAGGATTACTTCTTCATTAAAAATTTCTTCATCCATATATTACACCCTCTCTAAAACATAGTACTTTTGAGATTTTTGAGCTCTAAGCATACGAACTTTATCACCTACAACCAAATCTCGAAAAATATTGGCTGTTCCTTGCTTTCCATCCACTGAAAATGTCACTGTTAGATTTTTAACCATTTGTGATAATTCAATAAATGGAGTACTAATTTCAAAACGATTTTCCACTTGGATTTTTAGAGGTGCAATGTTTACAACTTGGCCATAAACTAAATCAGATAATTCACTATCTTTTACTCTAGATTTTTTTATTTGATTTGCTAAACGTTCTCCAGCCATTATGCCACCACCTCTACTTTTAAATTCATACTATGGCCATCTTTAAAATTATGTTTGCAGGTTTTAACAAGCGCTAAATTATCCTTACCTAAATTATCACGGTTCAAGTCTGATATTCGCAAAATAAAACTATTACCAGCTCGAATGCCAAGATTTCCCAAGGCATCGATTGAAATAGTTCTAGTTTCTTTATTTTTTTCTCCTAATAATACATTGGCTTGTTGTTGCAATTGGGAACTATTTAAATCTGCATCACTAACTGTTTCAACTATTTGTAATTTCCCCCACGTTTCGATATTTGCAGCGTTTTGTGCGACAAATATTTCTCGTTTTCCTTTTTCTTTATCTTCTCTCATTACTTTAACGGAATTAGCCGCATCATCTATTGAAGCTTCATAATCATAATCAGTCATTAAAGAGTTGTCCCCTATAACCAATTTAGTTATCATACGATTAAAATTAAAAAATTCAAGTGTTCCAGCATTATCCCAGAATCCATAACGAACTTTATAATTTTTTCGTGTTTCTTCAAGAGCATCTTCTAACATTGAGTAATACGTATGTTTATCTTCAACTACTGCTGCACAATTGTAGTTAACATTATCTAAAATCTTATGCGGTATTCCCTGTGTTTGGCATATTGTTCTAAATCTGCTAGATGCAGAAGATGCATTAAATACTAATGTATCTTCATTTTTTAAATATCTAGTTGAATCATAAGCCGTTATTTTCCATTGGCGATTTTTGCTTTTTGTACGACTGAACACTTTACCTTTAAAATAAAGTTTTCCATCAATTTTCATTTCAATAATATCACCATTTCGTAAGAAAACTTTAGAATCATCTAACATTTCAAATTGTAAACTTCCAGGTTGTGATTCAATAGATGTATTCCATACTGGAGGAGTACAAATTTCTGAAATATCATATTGTTCTCTGTTTTGCATAGATGTTTCAAGAATTTGTATTTTCATACCCGTCTCACACTTCCTGGTGTAACCCAACCACGCCAACCACCGTCAAGAAGTGTAACGTGATAGGGGCATTGTTTTCCGGGATTAATGAAGTTTACAATTCTTCTTGCGTTTTGTTCGATTACACCAGGACCTGCCCCCCATGAATCTCTGTGCAATTGACCATTAACAATAACTTCACAGCCAGGTGTAATTGGTTTATTATTAGGTGGCTTTGGTCTTGGCGTAGGAGAAACCTTCTTTTTAACTGTTTTAACATATTTAGCCGCATGATTCCGATACTCTTTCAATTCAATTGAATATTCAATATCTTCGCTGGCATCGAGATAACCCCACTCAAACTTTTCAATAGCCGTTAAAATATTAATTCCACAATCAGTAACAATCAATCGAACACGCTGATTTTTATTCTTTGCATCTTCAAATACTTTCACCCAATTTTGAGGTGTCTGTTTTTTTGAATTTGGATTAATATAACTTGCTTTTGTATTTTTAGGGAAAATAGATTTAAAGGACGTTTCAACCAATGAACGCCCTCCAAAACTATTTATATCTCCTAATTTAACAACTTCTGTGACAGTATTATTTGATCCTGTAGTTAATTTAATTTCTCCTGGATTGACTGGAAGGATATGTCGCTTTCCTTCCACTTCTAAATAAAATTGAATCGCCACTATATCCCTCCTAATTTAAATCTGAATCAATTAATTCAATAACTTTATCTTCAAATTCTTCTAATAATGCTTCTGTATCAATTGGATCAGTTCCATTATTCTCAACATGAATAGCTACCTGTGGTACTACTTGATTGTTATTTACAACCACTTTCTGATTTGCAGATGTTTGAAGTCTTGAAATTTCCGTATCATCAAGATGAACTGTACTTGTTATATTTCCAGAAGCAGAAATATTTGCTAATTGATTCGGAATCGCTGCAGTAGCTAATGTATTACTTGCATTTTCAACTAACGATACAGCTGATAAGATACCACCCGCTAAACCTTGCGAGAAGAAATCACCTAACGCAAATGCTACTCTTGAAGGACTATGAATATCTAAAGCTTTTTTAACAGTAGATGCAACTCTATTCGCTACTGATTCAGCTGCTGCAATAGCAGAAGCAGCCCCTGCATTAATACCATTAGTTAATCCTGCCATAGCAAATGAGCCAGCAGAATATAGCTGTGATTGCAACCCGTTAAAAGCTGATACTATTTGTCCAACACCTGAACTTGCAGCAGCAGCTGCGCTTGCCATTCCTGTCGTGATAGCAGCTGTAAATGCAGCCATTCCAGTAACAGCCGCCATTTTCACGGCGTTCATTGCTACTTGAACGCTGGTCTGTATAATCTGCATACTTGCATTAAATGCTGTAGATACAGACATTAATCCTGAAATGCTAACTTGTGCAACACCAATAAAACTTTGCAATTCAGAAGCCAATTGGTTAAACGTACTAATCATTGCTTGCATTCCTGGAACACCAGTAATTTCAGGCATTTCGTTTAGTCTTGTAATAACATCTTTAATTTGTTCCACAGCGCTCTTCACAGCTTCTACATTTACAGATACAGATGCAAAGTTATTTATCGCATCTCTAACCTCTGACATTTTAGCTATAGTTTCTCTAATGCCATCGATTCCAGTGACGTTTATTTTTCCTTGAGCCAAATCTAATATAGAAGCATTACCAATAGCTTCTACAACAGTTGCTATATCATTTACTTTATTTACAGCCTCAGCAGATTTAATTTCTTGACTTGCAAATTGATTCAACGGTCCTATTAACTCAATCAAAGAGATTAAAGCTCCTTTGACCTCTCCTAACTGCGGTCCTTTTAGCATAGTACCGAAATATTCTACAATATTTGATGTACCTAATGCTTCTACAACCAAACCCACACCTTCTATTTTAGTTGCCGCTGTCAATGGTTGTATATCGGACTGTGCAATTTGGTTGATTGGTCCTATTAATTGAACAATGGCATCTAAAGCACCTTTAACTTCATCAAGTTCAGCTTTTTTAATCATTGACCCGATATATTTTACAAGACTAGGATCTCCTAGTTTTTCTAACATTTGATTAATCTGTTCAATTTTCAATCCAGCAGTCACAGGAAACATGTCAGCATTTCCAATAAGATTGATAGGCTGTATCAAAGCTACCATTGAATCCAAAACATCCTTAACTTTTTCTAGTTCTGAGGATTTTATCATGGAACCAATAATTTTAGATAAACTTCCTCCATCTAACTTGCTAATAAGTTGATTAATATTTTCAACTTTGCTCATTGCTGTTTCAACATTGAGAGGAATCATAGTTAATTGTGCAGCGCTATTTGCAATTGAAACTATGCTTTGGAAACATTCATTGGCTTTATCAAACGAACTACTGTCAAAAGATTTTCCAATAATATTTTTTATTTTTCCGAATAAACTATCATCGCCATCCCCGATTTTCTGAACCAATTTCTTTACTTTATTGATATTTTCAATAGCCGTATCATAGTCAAAAGTTATTGAACTTAAGTTATTTACTTCTTTGCCTACTTCGCCTAATTTTTTAAAGGCTGTTATAGCCAGACTGAAATCAATTCCGCTGAAAGCAGTGTTTATTAAGTCTTTTAACCCTGTGTTTTTAATAGAACTGATGACTTTTTGAATACTCATTATTTTGGTTTCAATACCTGTTGGTATTTGGATCGAATCAAGCTCTGTTAATGCATTAGCAACTTCTATTAATTTACCAATTCCAATAACAACAACTGCGGTATTTAATGCTCCTACGGTATTTTCAAAAAGACTAAATAAATTGCCCAAGTTAGCATTCGTAAAATAACCAATGACTTCTGCAATACTATCAATTTTTGTTTTAACCGAAGAAAAATCATCTGGTACTTTATCGTTCATTTGTTGAATAGCTTCAGATACTAGCATTAGCTCAAAAGCAACGGCTGCAATTGTAGCTAATCCCCCAATTGCTACTGCACCACCAATACCAGTGGCAACTAGACCGCCAACAACAGCTATTAATCCACTCATAGCACCAATAGCAATAGACATATTAGCTACTTTAGATGAAAAATTGCCAATATCATCAGGAATTTTATCATTAACTTGTTTCATTGCTTCCGCAGCTAACATTAATTCTCCTGAAATAGTAGCAACAACTAATAAACCAGCAATTGCGGCTGTTGGATTCATAGATGATAATTTTCCAACAATACCAACCAGCACAGACATCCCACTTAAAGCAATACCCATGTTGGCCATCTTAGGAGCAAAACTATCTATGTTATTTGGAACTTTTTCATTTATTTTATCCATTGCTTCGGCTGCAAGCATAAGTTCTCCTGAAATTGCAGCTATAAACATTAACCCAGAAATTGCAGCCTTAGGATTTTTTGAAGCAATTAAACCTGCAATCCCTGTTAAAACAGATAAGCTACTTAGAGCAATACCCATATTAGCCATTTTAGAAGAAAACTTACCAATATCATCTGGCACTTTATTTGAGATTTGTTTCATTGCTTCTGCTGCTAACATTAATTCCCCTGAAATAGCGGTCATAAATGCTAAACCAGCAATTGCTTTTCTTGGATTTCTAGAGGCCATTTTCCCCAGTGAATTAACAAGAATACTCATACCAGATAAAGCAATACCCATGTTTGCAAACTTCTTGCCCATAGATGATAAATCATCTGGCACCTTTTCATTCACTTCTTTTAATGCTTGTGCACCATGCTGAATTAATTTGATGACACCAAATGCCAAGGCAATACCAGAAGCTCCTTTGGCAAAACCATTCATCGTATCTAAAAAAGTTGTGAGCGGGCTCAATGGGTTCCCTTTTCCTTTAGAATCAGAAAAAGGGCTAGTAGGGGTTTTTTTAGGCATTTTCTTAAATAATCCGAAAAATGCTTTTCCGAGATTCCCACCCAATTTTCCAGTTGCTTTTGTTATTCCTAAAATAGCTGAACTAAATCCAAATAAAGGAGAAAGTATCCCTTTTCCAATTTTAAATCCTGCAAATGCTAATGCTAATTTAGGTAACATTGAAATTAGTTTAGCTATTGAATCAGAATGTTTTTCAACAAACCCAGCCAACTTAGAAACTGATTCAGTAATAGTGTCCATGAATCCTTTAAACCCTGCTACACTTTTTTCACTGCCAAAACTGCCTGTTAATTTGGCCAGACTTTTTTTAACAGCACCAAATGCATCGGATATTGGTTGTTTCATATCTTTAAACGAATTTTTTAAAACATCGACGTACGGTGTTACTTTTTGCACTAAGCCAGGTAATTTATCTAACCACCCAGCTTGTTGGTCATTTCCGTTAATAGCCGTGAATACGTCTTTTACTTTTTGTTTAATACCGTCAAATTGTTGTGCAATATTTTTACCAGAAATTTTTTCAACAAGTGAGTCAATTTTTCTGATAGAACCTTCCACTCCATTTGTTACAGCGGTTCTGATATTTTTGAAACTTGTTTTAATACCTTCAGAACCAATTAAAGCACGTTTTGCCCCATCGGTTCCTGTGTTGTAAAACTCAATTAATTTATCATTGAATTGGTCAAATGTGATGGTGCCTTCTTTTAAAGCATCATACAAATCATTTTGTGCCGTTTTACCTGCAAAACCAAATGCTGTTGCAAGATCATACAAAGCTGGTCCCATTGTCTCCTGTAATGAGCGCCAAGATTGCATATCTACTTCACCACGTGACAACATTTGAACGTATTGCTCTAAACCACGTGAAGCATCTTCTGAAGATGAACCCGAAGCTAAGAAAGCATTGTTCAATGAAATAGTAGTTTTGGTAGCGCCATCTAAATCACGAGTTAGTGTGGCAATACGTTGTGTTGTACTTACAACATCACCTAGTGTAGTTGGTAATCCATCAATACCAGTTACTAAGGCATCTTTAGATTTTGCAGCATCTTCAAAAGAAAACCCAATAGCCTGCATCATTTTGGGGAATTGGTTTAATGTATCAAAACGATTAATAGCTCCATCCATGGAACTTTTAACAACATTAATACCTGCACCAATCGCTTTAGTTACCCCAATTGCTGCAACCATAGACTTAAAACCAATAGTAGCTGATGTCGCTGAACTTTTAATTTTATCCAACGAATTCTTAACATCATTGCCGTATTCTTTAAAGGCATTACCAGATTGTTTTAAAAATCCACCAATTTTTTTAGTTCCCGATGAAACAGCAGATACCACACCAGAAAAACCAGCAGATATCTTCCCTTTCATTGTCGACATTGCCCCACCAACTGCAGAAGACATAGCCGTAATTTTACTTTTTACACCACTAAATGCAGCACCAATTTTTGAAGTAAATCCTTGTAAATTAAGCTTTTGCGAAATCTGATTCCCAAAGTTCCCAAAAATAGATAAAATTCTTTCAATCGAAGATTTCACAACATTTGTAGCTGCAGTAAGTCCTGTTCTTAAACCAGAATTCAATTTGCTTACAGAAGCTTGTGCGATTGAACCTAATTTACTTAAAGCCTGAGCAGGTCCTGTTGTTTTTTGTTTAAAATCTTCCATAGATTGAGTTGTCTTTTTAAGACTATTATCTATTTTACTGAGAACATTGGTGAATTGGTCACGTAAGCGTAAACTAGCTTCTAACGACGCCATCTAATCACCGTCTCCTCGTTTTAGTTTTAATCTTCTTTGCTTCTTTTTCTTCAGCTTCTGCCTTCATGTCAATAAATGCCATCAGCATAGCCTTTTCTTTTTTTGGTAATAAAGAAAACGTGGACGGTAGCATTCCGTTAGCATGGTATGCATGATACGCATACCAAAACTCACCAGAACTACCATCTTGCATTATTTTTTTACATCTTCAACAAGTGTTTCTTCATCTTCGTTAAATCCATTTAATTCTAAAACTTCTTTTGTTAATGTGGCATACTCACCAGCTAATAACATAGCTTTCAACGTTGCTGGCGCATCTCCTTCTGTTCCATAAAAGGCTTGGAGTTCAGCATTATTTAAGTCTGGTGACTTAATACAACGTGCTAACAATAAAGCTCCGTATTTATCTGTATCAAGGTCTTTTACTAAATTTCCAGATTTACTACGTCGAGTAGTTGTGGCATTTTTCTTAACACGGTCATTTTCTGTTTCTGAAATTGATTCTAAAACAAATGGTGTTTTAAAGCGTTCCAATTTAACTTCTTTTTCTTCTCCAGTTACTTCCAACATAAAATCTTTGATATTCATTATAAATTCCTCCAAATTTGTATTTAATAAAAACGGCTATCTTGTAGTAAGACAGCCGTTAGTTTTTATCCTAATTTTGGTGTAGTAAACATGTCTAATAAATCTGCATCAGCAAATGTGAAATCAACATCTTCATCTAACGTTTCGGATTCAATATCTAATTTTGCAATTACCACTGAATTAAAAATCACATCTTTTAACAACGTTGACTGACGGCCAATAGTAGAGGCTGGATCTTCATTCGTTACTTTAATTGTAATCATTGGAATCTTACCTGATTTTAAATAGTTAATTCCGATTTGCGCAAATTCACTTGTTACTTTGTGAATCGTCATAGAGCCAGTACCGTTAGCTCCAGTAACTTTTTGCTGATTCATTCGTTTCCCTAACACTGGAACCTCGGTTTTAACTAATTCTACAGTGGCTTCAATATTTTTAAGGAAAAACATTGGTACATTTCGACCGTCAATAGTCATGAAAGCCGTACCTTTACGACCTGAAATTACATCTCCTGCATTTAAAAAGCTCATTCTAATTTCCTCCTAACAATTTTTAGACAACTTGTACTGTCATATATAGTTTTTCTAAAGCATCTACTGGTTGAATTGCTACATTCAATACAATAGAATCACGTTCATTACCTTCAATAACTTCGACATCATCTGCTTTGAAGTCAGTGATTGCTCCTGCTGCTTGTAATGAATCAAAATAAGCAATACGGTTAGCCTTGAACATTTCCCGACCATCTTTATCACTATTTACTTTACCAATGAAATTATCTTCAAAAGCTTGTTTAGTTGTATTTGCAATATCATCTAAGACACGTAAAACACGATTTTTAGCAAATTCTTTCCCTTTTTCAGGTTCGAACGTGTGTAATGAGTTAATATCTTTTTCAATCACAACTTCACCACGTTTTTCAATAAAAATGAATTCACCTTTTTGTAAAGATTCAATAATCTCGGTATTTAAGAACCGTTGTGTGACATCTACAGCACCATCATATTTTTTATAAGTTAAAGAAGTGGCCACTCCTGCACCTGCAGTTGCTCCTGCAACCCAAGCTGTTGCTTGTTCTTTAGAAATCACTGTCCCATCCTCTAAAATAACGCCATTTTTAACGTTAATTACAGATTCATGATCTGCATCATAATTTGCAACAACTAACTGGCATTTTTTACCTTCTTCATCTCGTAAACGTTTAACGAAAGAAGTCGCTGCAATTTTTACTGATTCATCTTCAACTGGTAATGCCATTGTATTAAAATCATAGACTTGGATTTTCTCAAAATACGTAGCATAATCTTCCGCTGTAGCAGTTGTGTCTGTACCACCAGATAAACGAACTGAAAATGCAGTTAATGCACCTTTCCCAGAAAATGAAACTAAATTAGTTGCTTCTAATTCTTCAATATTTTTTACTGTTTGAACTTCAGATGGCTGTCCTTCAATAAATGTAGATACTTCAAATGCGCCTTCTTCATCTACTTTTTCTTTGGAAACAACATTAATCTGATTTCCACGGCTACCAGGATTAACAGCTGTAATAGTAAGACCGCCTTCTTTTGCGGTAGCTTTAGTTCCACCGCCGACACAATAAACCAAAACGGTTTTTGCTTGTTTCAAGGCTTCTTTAACTAATAATAATTTAGGATCAGACAATTCATATCCTAAAACCGCAGCATCTTTTTCATTTTCAATTTTAATCACTTTATCGGGTCCAAAATCTAATACCAATGGTAAAGTAACTACACCTTTTGATGATTCCGTTACTTTTACTTGCCCTGTTGACTTCACATTGATATACGCACCTGGACGAACTTTATTTTGTTTTTCCCATGTTCCACCTGCCATTACTTAACAGCTCCTTTTAATTTTTTAGTTAAAATTCCCTTCGCTTCTTCAATACTATATTTTTTAGATTTATCTAAAAAAGCATTCAAGAAGTCTTTTTCTACTTTGTTAAAGCTTTCAGAGGTTAAAATATCCTCTACAGCGAAAACAGCTGGTTTATTTGCTGTTTTCGCTTTCTTAACTTCTTGCTTAACCATTTTTTAGCCCTCCATTTGTTTGTAATTCTTTAAGCTGATTATTTTCTTGTGGTTTGGTTACTCGATAACGTATTTTAAAAGTTAAATTCAGCGTATTTTCGTTGATTTTAGCTTCTTTATTTAATACTTTAACTTGTAAACCATCAATGAAAGAGAATTCGTCTAACAGCTTCTGACGCATGTTTTCACATTGTTCCTTAACTCCTGGATCATCAAGAGAAGAATCTGGAAACCAAACAACACAATAAAGGTGTGAACGCATTTGATAATCCATGAGTTCATCTTTTGAATTGCTTTGAATTTCATAAATATAAAAAGAAAGCTCTTCGAATGATTGTTCTTGCTGTTCCCGATAGATGATTGCATCTGGAACAATTTCAGCTAACTGGCTAGCAATATTTAAGGTTACATCAATCAAAACCAAACCTCCTCAAATAATCTTCAAATGCTGGACCAACAATTTTAGGTAATTGATTCATTACATCTTCCATAGTTAGCTTCATGAAAAATTGGCCTTCTACCCAGCCACTACCTGTAGCTTTTCTATGCCCTTCTTCAACAAATGAAGCATATTCAGTGTTGTTTGAAATAGTAACAACATAGCTGTCACCTTCTTTAGTTACACTTTCAAGGATCCAATTACGACGAAGAGTTCCTCCAGTCTTTGTTGCTCCTCCGCCATCAAAAACCAAAAGTTTTCCATCACTAACAAAGAAAACCTTGCCGTCATATTTACCAACAGGCGTTCTTTGTTTCACTTCACGTATCATTATGTTCCCTAATTGATTCATTACATCGAAAATAAAGTTTTCTTCTTGTGACGTTTTATGGAAATTTTGAGCAAATTCAAGAAATTCTTCATAGTAGAAACCATCATTACTCAAACAACCACATCCCTTACTATGACTACTTCTTGATGTGTATGATAACTAGAGAATCCTTCTGATGAGCGTTTATATTTTTTGGTAACACCATGTATGTCAGTAATTAAAATACGACTACCTGCCTTTACATCAACACTTGGACTACAAAACAAAGTAGTAAGATAATTTTCATTTGTTGTATCTCCAGAAGTACTTGGATTCAACTGTTTTTGACTGATTCTACAAGGTTCATTCTCAACAATAGTTTGCCACACTGGTTTTGTTATAGCTCCTTGTTTCTTAGGCTTGTTTTCTTGAATGGTCAATAAGCTATCATAGTGTTTTTCAAACTCTTTCTTGGCTAAGTCATAAATCCCCATAGAATCACCTCTTTAATCGTCGAAAATTATTAAGTGTTCTTTTATAGTTTTTTGAAAAGCTAGGAGCACTCATAATTTTTTGATAAGCTTCTGCTTTCGTTTCTTTACTTATAGAAAAATCACCTTCAGTAATCGATTTTACTTCTCCATCAGATTCTGAAATATTAAACGTTAATGCTGTTTCATTAAGTAAATCAATAGTCATTAGAACAACTGTGTTATCAATTCCTTCAGGCCATTCTTCAACAGAAAAATGACAATAATTCAAAACATCATTAATTACTGTTTCAATAGCAAATGAAAAGACATCATCTGATGAATTTTCTTCATCATTGATGCCTTTAGCTTTTTTAAATTTATCTAGAAGTCGTTCAGTTAACTTTTCCATAGGCTTTACTCACCTTGAGTTGGTGGTGTTACTTCAGTTAAATCAGCACTGATTTTATGGCGTAAGCAAATCAAGCCAATTTTCTTATCTTCACGAACCTTTTCCCAGTTTTTAGGCAATGCTAAATCTTTATTCGTTGGTGTGACTTTTGAAACTTGTTCGGACTTGAATTTCAAGCCGAATGGATGAATGACACGAGCACGACGAACATATAACATATTATTACCTTTTGCTTTATCACGATCAGGCTCGTAAGTAATCATATCAGCTGGTGTTGCAGTATTTTGTCCAAATGCACCTGTTGCATAAAGATAAGTTTCGTATACGCCATTTTCATCTGGTAGTAAAGAATCATCTTCAACTACTCGCATACCTAAATAGGTGTCAAATCCTGCCTTAGATTCACTAGCTGGAATATAATGTTTAGTCTGTACATTTTGTTTTTCTAGTTCTGCTTTTACTTTTGAATGTAAAGCAATAATAGCCAACTTACTACGTGACGTACCTAAAATAGAACGAGCATCAATAACCATTTCGGGACAAATTACAGGATTTTTTGCTCCTGATTGATCTGATACATGAGTGTCTGCTAATACTCCTTTGCTTTGACCTGTTCCTTTTGCAAATAAAGCTTTAATAATTGATTGCATAATTTCTTGGTCTGAACGCAATGTGTAATCAGCAAAATCGTTTAAAATTTGAGTAACAGGATTACTACCAGCAATGATTGCTACTAAATCAGTATAGCTTGCACCCGTTCCACGATATAAAACTGGAGCAATTTGTTGTTTAGCAGAAGTTTTACCTGTTTCTAACGCCGTGTCTTCTTCTAACACTTGGTCTGTCAAAGCTGTTTGAGCCCATTCAGGCATAGTAACATATTTACCACCCGATACAATCATTTGGTCTAAATTTGGAGTAGGCACCAAGATACCAGATTGAATAAATGCAGAATGTTCCTCTGCCTTTGTGTTCGTATACTGAGTATATTGCTCAGGAGTAATTGCATCTAATAGTTTTGTAATTTCATTTGCCATTATTAATTTTCCTCACTTTCTACTTGTTGACGTAAGAATCCTTCTACGTCATTTTCTTTCATTGCTTCTTCAAATGAAGCATAATTTTTGGTAGCTTGACCTGATGAAGGATTATAACTACCTTGTTTTGTACCTAAATCAAACAAATATGAATCTGATTCTTTTAATGCTTCAATTTGTTCCTGAACTCCTGACAATTCGCCATCTTTGAAGATGATTTTTTCGTCGTCTAGCAAAGCAGTTACTGCCTTTGGATTTTTCGCTTTTGATTCAGATAACAAAGCATTTAATGCTGCTGACTTTTGAAAAGAAATTAGTTGTTCTTGATACTTTTCTTCTTGTTCTGAATTTTCCTTCTGTAAATCTTTAATTTGTTGCTTCAATGCATCATTATCAGAGTTATCTTTCTGAAGCTTTTTCAGATCAGCGTCACGTTTGTTGACTTGGTTCTTCAACTCTGTTTCTGACTGTTGTAACGTTGTTATTTGACTATTCAAGGTTGTAACTGTTTTCCCATGCTCGGCCATTACAAATTTAGCTTGGTCTTCAGTTAATCCTTGTTCAATTAAATCTTCTTTTTTCATAATAAATTCCTCCTAAGTGTTTTTAGAGCGGCAACTCCCGCTTTGAGTCCGTCTTTTAGAGACATACGGCAGGTCTAAAATAAAAAAGCCTAACGTTCGTTAGACTTCATTTTTCTATTCTTACTTTTTATTTAAAAATTCTTCATAGTCGGCATCCAAATGGTCATATTTATCTTCACACATAATTTCACCTCATTTTTGGGCATAAAAATAGCACTCAATCAATTATGAATGAGTGCTTATTAAGCTACAATGTATTTATTAATTTCCTTTTTAAGAGTTTGTTTATCATCGTTGGTCAGTCCATCAAAATAAAATTCTTCTACCTTTTTAAAATGAACATAACCTCGTTCATCTTCTTTCAATTTTGATAACATGTTATCAAAAGCCAGATAGACTTCATCAGAATAATTAGCATCGTTTAATTCACTGAATGCTAGTTCTAAGTCCTGCATAAAAATTTTCATTTCTTCACCACCAACTTTCCTCTATTTAGGATATTATATACAGCTCCAAATTTGACTCCGTCATACCCACTTAATATGGCGTAAATTTCTCTGTTAGCATCCATAAAACCACTTCTTGAAGTAATAAATTGATAATATTCAGCATCTTTACCTAGATTATCTTTAATCTTCAAGAATGCTTGTAATTCTTTATCAAGATCAGACGAACTAATAAGGTTCATTTCTTCACCAAGGTAGGCTTTAATAAGTCGGCCGTTTTCGCCCCTGTTAGAATAATCTTCCGCTTTAAGCTTGAAGTCAGTAAAATATGAACCCCGACCATGCGTAGATGTCTTAGCACCCGAAATATCAAATTCACCATGTATAAAGCGCTCTAGTTGTTGTTTGGAAGACATCGAGCCATCTGTAGAGTCGCGTATCCCTCTGTAAATAGGCACCATACCTTCTGCTACTGATTCAACAACGTTTGGTTGTGCATCGTACCCATATTCTTTGAGCAAATATTTTACAAATTTTGATTTTTCATCATTATATGGATTCGATTTGTCCGAATATTTTTTGTTTCTCCATAAATCTATTATATCAATACCAGTAGCTTTTTTGTATTGATTAACAACATCTTTTGTATGAGAAATCATTTTGTTTATTCGGTCTACGTTGCCTATATTATCTCTGTTTAATTCTATTAAGTCAATTTTTTTATTATTTGATAATGCTTTTTTCCACTCATTAAATGATTGATGGTTTTTGACTTCTCCTAAACCAGATTCTGGGTTCCTTTGCCAACGTTTTGAAGATTGCCAGCCAACTATAACAGGAATTTTTGTACATCGACAATTAGGATGAGCAGGGCATATGGGTGCGGACTTATCATCTACAGAAAATATTTTACCATCTAAGCTAGCACAAATAGAACAAGTGTGAACCTCAAGAGTCGCTAACCATTCCCACTCTTGAACACCTGTTTCTTCCATCGCTTTATCAGTTGCTACCTCAGCAATATGAGCCGATTCAGTTTGCACAAGTGAAATCATTCTGTTTCGTAACTGCTTATCAATACCCAACATCATATCATCAACAATTTTATCCGTAGACCAGCCATTTATAATACCTAATGACATTGAACGAGCTAATTTATCTGGTAACACTTTAAGATGGTTCTTCCATATACGTTTTGAAAAGTTTGCCCCTAACCAAGGCTTTTTTATGGCGACCTCTAATGCTCTAACATTATATTTAGCAAATTGTACAGGAATTTGGCCTCTATCAGATATTTCATAAATATCTTTTAAAAATACTGTATCTAATTGTCCCATTAAATGTGTGGCCATTTTGCTATTCTCTTTATTCGCTTGTTCAGCCAGTTGAAAGTAGAGTTGCCTTTGTAACTGTTGAGTACGGCTTATACGAGATCTAAAATATTCCTCATTTAATTCTTGAAGGTAGCCTCCTTCAATAGCTTTTCTTTTAAATTCAGCTAGAGACATCTTCCAGTTTTTTAAATCATCTTTTACCAAAAGTGCATTAGCCTCTTCAAAAGAAATTTTGTGTTCATTGGCATACCTAGCAATCCAGTCATCAATAGTCTTTTTTAATGACTTAGCTAGTAAATCATAACGAAGTTCCATTTCTTTGATGTAGTCTCTATCTTCTTTATCACGATCAATAGAAACTTGAAGCATGCGTTTTTGCCAATAGTTAAGTTTACTCATCTTCGTTCACATCATTTTTTCTATAACTATCTATCGAATTGAAGTCATCCACTGTTTCGCCATTGAGATTTGAAACTTCTTCTTCCCAGTCTTCTACTAAAGGATTATTTTTGGCTATAGCTTCTTTTGATGTAACAGGCGAAAGTTTTGAAATAATGTCAGCAATTTTTGCATCATCTTTGATAGACGTTCTAGTCCACTTTTGCTCTATTTTGTCATCTTCATTATATCCAGAATATTTAAGAATAAACCGAACTAGTTCTGCAAAACCTAAACTGAATTCTGTTTCTAACATAGATGCTTTTAGTTCCAATAATGAATACATATATTCTAGAGCAGAACCCGAATTATTCTGGCCGATATTCTTTTGTGGATCTACCCCTTGGCCATGTAAAAATATTAATTCTCTAGTAGTTTCAAGAATTTTTGTTCTTGCTTCTACAGGAATCTCGATAGCTAACGTATCAACTCCACTTTTACCGCTATCTTCTTCATCTTCTACTTTAACCATCTTATACTTTTTGAGATCATCTAAAAACTCTTGTTTATTTTGACCGCCATAATTGGTTAAAACAAAAATAATTTCTTGTATATCGTCCAAGTCATTAACAAATCCTGAATAGACTTTATCGTACACATCAACTAATTTCTTATATTTTTGTAAATCGGAAGTTTCTGAGGGGTTATTCCTAAAAGGTATGAATGGTACTTTTTCCCAATCGTGTGAATACGTATTTGTAGTGCCAATCTTTTCAGAAGTTCCGATATCATATACATCAAAAATAGGATATTCTTCTATATTTTCAAAAGTATCTTTCTTCTTCTTTTTAAATACACTACACTCTTTATCATTCCAAAATTCATAAATGATAAGTGTATTGCCTGATTCGTCATAGTCCTCATAGATACGTAAAATACCTTCTAATTTATTACTCAAACGTTTTGAATAAAGTGGGATAATTTGCTTTGAATCTACAACAGCATACCTAAAAAAGTCTTTATAATCTTCATCTTTCCATATATGAAGCCAAGCTACCCCAGCATTTGAAGCGTTGATACATAAGTCTTTAGCAACCTTCGGATAATGGTCACCTAAAATAGCGACAATTTCTCGATTCATTTTTTTAGACGAATCTTCTTTTCCCAAATCGAAAGTTGGTGGCACCGTCATAGTATAAGCTGCTTTCTGGTCCACTAATAGTTGATGCCAAGGCATGCTAATCCTGTTATCAGCATTTCGTAAAGGATTATCATTTTGCTTATCCTTGTTACTACGGTCAACCACGTTACGTTTACGCAGAATATCATTCTTATTTTCATAGTACAATTCACTTTTTCTGATTTGTGCTACTTTCGACGGAAAATTTTTGATGTTAGCTTTGATAATCTTTTTGACCGTTTCTATTTCCACACTGAAACGCCTCCTTTCTTAGTTCTTAAAATTGTATAAATAAAATATCTATCTGCGTCCATGCAGTGGTCATGCTCTTTAACTGGCTTATCTTCTCCTCTATCTGCTGCCTTTCCATCCCAGATATAAGAACCAAATTCAATAAAGGTATGCTTGCACTTAGATGACCATTTAACTTTTTGATTGTCCATGTTTGACAACATCGTTCTAATACCATCTAAAACATTATTTTTAGCAGATTTAACTATAAAACCAGATTGTTTAAGAGCTGCTTTGAAAGATGCAGCAGATGGATCAAGTAATATTTTTGTTTTCTTTTTACTTAAATTATTTATTGAAAAAAACTTTTCCATTTCATCAACAAACTGTGCATCTGTTTTTTGCTTACTACTTTCACGCCCTGAATAATAAAATTCATCACGACAATACCAGAAAGGCATATCATTACCTGTTCCATCGATGGGCAAACTCCACAATTTAAATACTGTTGCATTCTGTGTACCATAATCGACGCTAACATAGCTTTTCTTATAATTAGTGTTCTCAGGTAAATCAACAACCATTGTAGTTTTATCAAAATTATCGAAGATGATTCCTTCAGATAAAACCCAAAGGCCACGAATATAACGGTCATAGAACACCCCTGAATACATTCGCTTATACCTATCAATAACTCTTTCACTTAATGACGGATTATCTTCCATCGTAAAATGAATACGAATAGCATGCTTTTCTGTTAGTTTGTCTAACCATTCAAGTTTGAACCAATGATGAGGTCCAGCAGGGTTGCAGTTGAACCATGATTTAGCGCCATCTACGGATAAACGAGCTGTGGCTTGATTAACAAATGATTGTGGCATAAGCGCCACTTCATCAAAGAAAAAGCCAGCTGCAGTTAAACCTTGCACTAAATCTTGCGAAGCTTCATCTTTACCACCAAATAAAAAGAAATAATTTGTTTTATTATTTTTAGTTATTTCAAGGATATTGTCTGTTCGATTGTCTTTAACAGCATAGCCACGACCTCTAAGCATCTTTTTTAATGGTCGTATAACGTTACGCCTTAATGAACCAATTGTTTTACCAGCCATTCCGAATTGCTCTTCATCATAGCTTTCCATTGCCCAAAAGATGTAAGATAGCGACATAATAACTGTTTTACCAGCACGAACAGATCCATCACAAATAATAGCTTCTTTATCTTTATATTTAGGATTTTCCCACCAAGATAAAACTTGCTTTTGTTTTTTTGAAAATGCAGTAAATTTGAATACAACTGATGTTTTAGGCTTACGTTTCGATGTTGTCATCATTCCACACCTCACTATCAGTCGCAATATTCTTAATAGCATCCATAAAGCCATCATCACCAATTTCTTCTGGTCCAATATCTCCATTTTGAATTTTTAGACGTCTAATTTCAGCATCTAATTTTTCAGTTTGACGGCCAAACAGAACTTTCTTATCTTGACTCAATGATAATTCGTTCAGTTGCTTAATTGACTTAGTTAATTGATTACTAACACGAGTCAACGCATCTTCAATAGCTAAAATATCATCTAACTTTCTGAATATTTTACGAGTTACTTGAACGTCTTGCATAACTTCACGTTTTATTTCTAGCTTTCTACCGTCTTTTTCAATTGGTGTTTTAATTTTCCTTAGCTGTTGCAAACGTTCAACTTCTTCATCATTTAGTCCTTTTTCAGCTTCTTTGATACGTTTCATCATTCTAAACTGCCGTACCTTTAATAAGCGAATCTCATCATTCAAAATAAAAAAAGGTCATCATTCATATTAGAATAGATGTCCTTTTCTTCGCTCAGATAACATATCGGCAAATATTGTTTCGTATTCGCCAGTTTTAATAGCGTTCTTATTACC